CGACAGTGCCAATTTTACTCTATCTCAACTGGCACTGTTACACTCAGCACAAACGCAAACAATGACAAAATAGTAACAAACATTGTTAAAATTTTAACATTGTAATTATAAATAAAGTTAAACATATTATTATAACTTTACAATTGACAATGAACTATATTTGTGTTACAATAAACGTGCAGTCAAGGAAATATAGAAAATTTAGGAGGTTTATAATGAAAAAATACTACAAGGGATTTAAAAAAGGTCTTGTTTGCCGAGGAAAGCAATACCAAGAAAACACAATATTCGAAGAAGAGAAAGCAGAGGTTTGTAGAAGCGGAAATGCAGTCAACTTCCAGTCGCCTAGCTTCTTCTGGAGATTCCAGTCAATTAGCTTCTTCAGGGGGTTATAGTGTAATTACAGGCATTGGAATAAATAACAAAGCAAAAGCAAAGAAGGGTAGCTGGATTACTTTGGCAGAGTGGGAATTTAGTGAAGAAAATGACTTTTATATTCCTGTCTGTGTAAAACTGAACAGGTAGACGGCGAACGGATTAAAGAAGATACATACTATATACTCAGAAACGGCAAATTTGTAGAGGGATAAATGGGAGGGTAATCATGAAACTACGCAAAAGGAAAAAAACTGGTTGGACATGGGCAATCGACAACGAGGGCAAAGTGATGTGGGCTAAGGATGGCAACGGTGTAAGATATGAGCCGTGGAGTTTTGATAAGGCATTACAACGAGGTGTTAACCGTTCCCGTTGTTATAGTTATGAACACGTTTGCAGACTAGAGGATAATCACAAATTAGTTTGGTGTGAGGTGAAATAGAATGACTGTTGAAGCGTTAGTTAGTTTGCTTGGTGATTTTGAGATTGTTTTAGTGCTATCACCTGATGGAGAAAAATTTGAGGGGTTTGGTAAAGACCTAGATTTATGTCGGTGTGGCACCCGCGTAATAGAATCCATACATACAATAGTTGACGTAGAGGGCACCGCAACAATACTAATACTAACTAAGAAGTTGAAAGGGATAACATGAAATACTACATCGCAATTATAAACAACACCTATATCATAGATGGTGGAGGACATGAAACGGAAGAAGAAGCAAGAGAATATATTGAAAATTTTACTTGTTTGCCTTATAGATTAGATATATTTGTTAACAAACAAGATTATGAGAGTATGGTGAGGTATACATGGAATTGGGTGTTTACAAATTTAGTTGATTAGATGGGGGTATAGAAATGAAGATAAAGACAAGGCTACTAAAAGCAATGGCACACCCTGAGGTAATACACTTGTTAATTGAAATATGCGAGAATGAAAAGAAAAAACTGCTAACAAATTTAAAGCAACGGGAGCGTTTGGAAGCATCCACAATAGCACATTGCAATAAGATTTCTGACTACATAGCCAGAAACTTGAAATTGCAATAGAAAAGGTTTACAATATGAAATGCACGGGTTGTATTTATTATAAATGGTTGTCACACGGTTATAATTCGGCTTTGAATCATTGTTGTTGTCATTATATGCTATACACAGGCGATAGTAGAGTAATCCCCCCTGAGGGTTGTTATAAGCACCTTGGCACTAGATATGTACCTAAAACAAATCATAGATATAAAGACACCTTGACAGATGTGACTATTAGCCAAGCAACAAAAATTATAAATGAATTGGAAAAAGGAGAAAACAACATGAACGCACTAAACGTTATTGGAAGAATGGTAAAGGATATTGAAAAAAGCGTAGTAGGTGAAAAGAAAACGCACCTTGCTAAATTCTCACTAGCTGTTCAGGATGGGAAAGAAGTGGTTTACTTTTTCGACTGTGAAGCATGGGGACAACATGCGGACTTTGCAAGCAAATACTTGTCAAAAGGTATGCGAGTAGGTGTTACCGGAAAACTAACCCAACAGAGATGGGAAAAAGACGGGAAAAATTACTCAAAATATGTAGTAGTTGTGCAAGAGTTTACATTCTGCGAAAGTGCAGGGAAGAAAGAGGAAGTAAAGGAAGGGTCAAAACAACAAAGAATTACAGTTGATGAAGATATTCCATTCTAAATAGAGAAAAAGACGGTGTACACCGTCTTTTTTAATAAGAAAAAGAGGTGGATCAGGTGGCAAAGAAACGCAAAAAGACGACATTACAAAAGGCATATAGTAAAGAAGTGTCTAGAATCAAACAAGCCATGAAGCGACTTGCGAATCGAGGCTACATAGTAGAAAGTCCGAGCTTTAAAGATAAACCACGCACAAGGGATTTAGAACGACTTAAAAGCATAAAAACGCAACAGCTAATAGAGAAGTCACAGTTTATTGTGCCGGAAACAGGTGAAGTAGTCAGCGGTTTATGGGGTCAAAAATACGAGAATGTAAGAAGAAGCCAGAAAGCCGCAAAAACAAGAGAGCGCAAAAAACGTCATAGCACAGGTATCCCACCAAGAGCCGCACCTATGATTATACAAGGGTTCTTGAGTAATATCCCATACGGTAAACCTGAAATATTTCAACATTTTCATATCTGGATTCGTGAACTAATCGCAATGAACGGTGGTGGAGATGAGGGTGAAGATAAGGTCGCACAAATGTTATTAGAGGGGCAAGATAATATCCCCATTAGCAATTACGACCTATATGATGAGAATGAACGTGTTGCATATATGCGAGAATTAGAACGCTTTTTACCCGCAAACTCTTACAGTATGTATAATAAATATGCAGAATTGAGGGACAGTATTGAGGAATCAGAGGAAGAAGGTTGGAACGTCAACTGGATGTAGGTGTTTTGCCGCAGATTTTGAAACAACGGTATATGAGGGGCAAACCCGTACAGATGTATGGGCGGCAGGGATTGCAGAACTTTACACGGAAAAATCCGAGATTTTCAACAGTATTGAGAAGTTTTTCAGTTATGTCGCAGGTTTAAAAGACAGATGTATCATATATTTCCACAACCTAAAATTTGACGGACATTTCATTGTTAATTACTTTATTAAATGTGGGTACAAACAAGCATACGCCGAGGATGGGCAGGAACTCCCTAATAAATCCATGAAGAATTATACATGGAAATATGTTATCACCGATAAAGGGCAATGGTACAGAATTACATTAAAGATAAATAAAAAAATAATAGAGTTTCGGGACAGCATGAAACTATTACCAATGTCACTAAAACAAGTCGGGGAATCCTTTAAGACAAAACACCAAAAACTAGAGATGGAATATAAAGGATACAGAGAGCCAAACGGGGAGATTTTACCCCATGAACGGGAATATATACTAAATGACGTTTTGGTCTTAAAGGAGGGCTTGGAGCAATGTTTTAACGATGGGCATACACGCTTAACCATTGGAAGTTGTTGCCTGCATGAATTTAAGGGTGGGTACTGGAGGGATGAATATGAAGAACTATTCCCAAACCCTGAAGAACTTGCATTACCTGAATCTTTCAAATATCCAACTGTCGGGCAATATTGCCGACGTGGATACAAGGGCGGGTATTGTTATGTAAAGAAAGGATATGAAGGGAAGGTTATAAATTCCCTTGGTGTTACTGCGGATGTAAATTCTCTGTATCCCTATGTTATGCACTCATGCAGTGGTAACTGGTATCCAGTCGGAATACCTAACACCCTAGAACCGCACCAAATACCCTTTAAAGATTCACCGTCCCGCATTGTAGAATTTATAAATTTATGTGGCAATGCCACATTTTTCTATATCCGTTTTATTTGCTCTTTTGAGTTAAAGAAAGGATATTTACCAACAGTTCAGATAAAAGGAAATTTTCTATATCCACCAAATGAATGGTTAGAAACATCACGAGTTAAAATAGACGGAGATTACTATGATAAACTAACAATGCCAAACGGGGAAATAGCCCCGATGACCGTTGAACTAGTCATGGCGGAGCCTGACTTTGAATTATTTGTTGAGCATTACAACATATCAAATTTTAAAGTGTTGGATATGTTGGAATTTAGAACAGAATTTAGAATATTTGACAGGTATCTAAATAAGTACATCGAACAGAAAGAAACATCAGAAGGCGGTAAAAGAACCATTGCGAAACTCTATCAAAATAACCTGTATGGGAAAATGTCGACATCACCCAAAAACAAAATGAAGCGGATACATGATGACGAAACACACGGTATTACATTTACAGAGGTACAGTTGGAAGATAAGCAATCCGGATATATCCCAATTGGGGCAGCAATTACTGCATATGCCCGCTGTTACACCATACGAACAGCACAAAAGAATTATGAATATTTTCGGTATGCCGATACTGACAGCATCCACTGTGAATGTAAACCAAGTGACCTTGTAGGGGTTTCGGTACATCCTAAAAAGTTGGGTTGTTGGAAACTGGAAGCTACTTGGGACAAGGCACTATTTACAAGACAGAAAACATATATTGAACACGTGATAGCAGAAAACCTAAAATCGATTGAAACACCATACCATAATATACGGTGTGCAGGCATGACGAACAGACCAAAGGAACTGCTAAATTATGCCCTGAAAAAAGATTGGCAACAAGCCAGAGATATTTATGAACTTGAATTTTTAATGCGTCCAATTGATTATAAGGACTTTAAACAAGGGCTTACGATACCCAATAACCTAAAACCTAAAAGAATCCCTGGTGGGGTAATTCTTATTGAACAACCGTTTGAAATGAAATAACCACTATCTTTCCTCTAACCAAAAGGTCAGGGAGTTAGATAGTGGTTATTGTTATATCATTAGTTCTATCAATGCCACCCGTTTGCTAAACGTAAGCCATATAAGCAGAATTTAATCTGTAAGCTTCTTATATGCAAATAGCAGATTCAAGAACGTGATACCAATTTAATAAGATAAAAATTTAAGTGTTGCTTCTTTACATTCCAAGTTAGCAAACCGGAATAACCCTTGATTGAAATAATCTCGCAATACTGTGACATAAAGATTATTAGAATCCCTAATAAACGAGTTACCAATATCATTTGTTAGCACGGCAAATTTAATCGGGCAAGTTTCATCTATTCTACGGTCAACATAAACTAACCCTGTTTCGGGGAAGTCCCTGACAGCGTAAGCACCGCCATTATAAGTGAATGTGCATTTATATCGGCTGTTACCCTCTAGTCGCTCAATCATGCAATTATCATCATTTAGATAGGTGTTTTCCGTAGCGTAACCAATATAAGAATGGTTAGAAAATGCCCTGTTGAACCCGCTTTGTTTTAGTGCATTTGCGGCAGATTCAATGAACGCTGTTTCAAGCACCCATCCATCCCCCCGTAAAAACTTTGTGTCGGACTTCAATCGACTTGGAATATTAAAGGTTGTATAATACGGGTTCAGAAGCGATACAGTGTTACTTATCATATAAAGCGGGACATATCTACATTGCTTTCCTCGACCCCTTGCAACCGTTGTATGGAGGGAAATCAGCTTGGTTAGTTCATCCGGTGCATAATGGTTTGTTTCGCTCATGAACTCATCAAATACCATGCTTTGCACATCAGAAAATAAATGTGAATACCGCTTGAGTTTATCCGCTGTATTCAGTGCGGAGGCATACCCACACACATTCATATTTCCTACTGTGCCTATCATCAATTCAATGTATGTTCCACCGTCTTTTGATTTAGATGTCATAATATAATCATTGAAAAATAAATGGTGTATATCTGAAAAGAATTTTTCTGCAATGTTATTCAGTTCATTTGCAAACCGATATACTAACATGAACTTATCGCCGTTTTTTAAAAATCGGTTTACACATAATTTATTGAAATATGTTGTTTTACCAGCACTTCTATTCCCTGTAGCCATAAATATTTCTGGTGTTTGCCCAGATAAATCTTTCATAGAAAGTAGCTTTGTACCATCGTAGTAACTCATTGTATCCTCCATTATAAAATGAACTCACTGTTTCACATGAAACATTTCCAAACGTTCATATAAGTAGTGGCTACTGCAATTTCCAGACAGTAGCCACAGCGCATATAGAAAGACAAGAAGGGAGGAATTTCACATGGAATCAATCCACATTTATATTATATCCAATCTTTATTGATAAATCAACCTTTAAACTTGATTTAATGGTATAAATACAATTCTTTCAAAATCTGCCGTTTCGGAAATGGTACAACTGAACCCATCAGTAGTTCTTGTGATGGTTCTTCTCTGTCCATCACTGCAAGCAAGAACAGTTGGAGAAGCTGGGTATCCTGTTACAACATTTCCGCCATTGTCAATCAAATGTACAATGCAGGCATTTTCTGTATCTTCAAATTTTGGGATTACAATGTAAGCATCGCTTGTTTGGTCTTTTACAACTTGCATACTACCCTTACCAACATAACCACCAAGAACAGGTGTATAATTAGAGCCTACACCGCAGGAACTAGAAACATAACAACGAGGGTTAGAATCCCATTCGGCATAGGTTCCTTGAATCGTAAAGACCGCAAAACCATCAGCACCAACTGGGTAATCTGAATTTGTAAAACCGGAAGTATTCGGTACACTGATAACGTTGTCAATATAGCATCTTCGGAGGGTCAAACTTGACCCAATAACTGACGAACCCGCAACGCCTTTTTTCAATCTAATATAGTTTGTTCTTGAACCTGCGATTCTACAATCCTTGATTACCAAAGGGCCATCTAAAGTGATGCCATTACTTGGGAATGTTGTATTTACTGTACTATTATCAAGTGTTCTGAAAACATCCCCGAATGCCGGAGCATTTGTATAATTTGTTAAATCCATTCTAGCGATTGGGTTTTTAAAGTAGGAAGCGACTAAAAGAGTGATAAACGGGTGAGTTTCACTACCATCCATATAATAAGCATTGTCATAATCACTTGTGTTGGGTAAAGATTTAACATATTTAGTATGATTTACAATCAATGTATCTGTTGTTTGTGTTTCCTTTGCTTTGAATGGGTCAATCATTCCAAAGAAAGTAGCATTGTTAACTTTTCTGTTGTTTTGGCCCCGGCCTGATGCGATATAACAAACACTGTTATCATACATGGAAGAAGTGATATAAAACGTACCGTTAGAATCAACGTCAATTCCTTCATATTCCATCATATACATCCCTTCTACACTTTCATCAGGTAAAGAGATTGTACCAAGGAAAGACAGTTTGTTATAAACTGCGATTGTACCATTATTGATTTCATTCAGTTCTCTAAGGTCATATACAAATAAGCACTTAAAACCAAGAACAAAATAGAATCCGTTATAGAATACACCACCTTGGTGGAAGTCCACATATTCGGAAAAAACAGTGTTTAAATGGTCACTAGAGTTTTTATCCAAAACTTGTAATACCTTTTTTTCGGGGTCACACCCTAAAAATGTTATTTCATTGTCGGAGCGTTTGAATCCAATCAGCCATCCGGTGCGAGGGTCAAAACTAACATTACCACCCCAGTTATTAACATTGAAAGTTTCATCAATTTTAAATGTTGTATAATCAACTCGTTTTAGTACTGTGCCAGTTGTAAGATTTGCAGTTACATAAATATAACCGTCATGATAACAGCAGTCATTTCCATGACCTAGCGAACCGAACATTACACGATTCATAGTGCCATCATCATTTATTTCTAAAAGAACAGTAGAATTATCATTGCCTTGTTGTTGTTTGATAAATGCGAACCCTTTAGGGGTTTTACACATTCCTTGGTTGGTTGTTGTTAATGTTGGAAATAAATTTGATACAGGGTCGGTGTCCGTGGCAGGTCTAATAAATTTTTGCGTAACTCCACAAATACCACCAATAATTGGAAGTCCATCGGTTGTTATTGGTGTAACACCGCCGTCTAACTTCTGTTTTATTTCTTCGATTTCTGCATCCTGTTCTACGTTCTTTTTCTCGCAGGCTGTCACTCTATCGGTACAATCTTGGATTCTACTGTCGTATCCATCAATTTTTCCTTCTATAACAGTTACACGGTGCTTCACGTCTTTTACTTCCTGTCGATAAACTTCCACCTGTGCGTTATAGTTTCCGGTACAAACCCAATATTCTTCATTTTCAATATCAATACCGGATGGAACCCAGATTTTACTTGTGTAGCTTGCTCCTTGGTATGTTACAATCGACAAGTTCTCATATTGTCTTGTATTATCCCATTCACCTTCAATTTTCGGAACATACCTTGCCCCGATGTATGTATTATATTTTGGTTGCATAGTTATTCACCCCCGGCAAATATTTTTTGTGAAAAAGTAAAAGATAAATAAAAAGATTCATATGACCCTGAATAAGGAATAGTATTTGTTGTGATAGCTCTAAAACGTTTGCCACCATCTAGTACACCTGTTATTATCCCATTATTATAACCATATGTTGAGGTTGTCAGCGTAATATCCGCGTCACACTTTATAAGCGTAGAAGGGATACTAGATTCAATAACTAAGCTTGTGGCGACTGCGGTTGTTAAATATATATTTACAGACCTAGTAACGTTCCCACAATATACAACATCGGTATACGATAAATGCCCATTAGATGTATAAACAGTAGCACTAAATTCCCCTGATAAACAAATTATACCGTCCCCACATTTTGGGATTATGTCGTCGGCTTTTTGGATGCTAAACACATCATTAGCTGTTACTACAAAAGTACCACTACCTGATGTTGTTGTAGCTTTAAACATATCTCCAGCCATATATGTAAGTTTAGGATTAAACTCCCCCCGATAATTAGTCAACATCTTCTATCACCTCCAACCATAATAAAAGAAAGAAAAACAGCGAACACCACAAACACACGTTGTACAATTAAATTACACATTAGTGTAGCCTTTAAGGATTGCCGCAACCACGTTATCGAGGTTGTCAATATTCTGTGTGTTGGTTGTCACGTTAGTTTCTACACTGTTAGCCTTTTGGAGGGCAGAGGTAGCATCATTTGTGGCGGTCTGTGCATCTGCGGTTGCTTGGTCTGCTGCTGTCTTTGCGTTGTCTGCCTTTGTTTCAACTGCGGGAATTGTGGTTGTTTCGATTGTATTTACTCTGTTTGTAAGTTCTGTTACGTCTACTGTTGTGTTGCTGTTCTCAATAACAACCCAATTATTATTCTGTGTTGGTTCTTGTCCTGCTTCAATAGTCGCATTAGAAACATAGTATTTATTGGTTGTTGTGTAAAGTACAACAACCAAGGGTTCATATGCTTGGCTTGGGTCATAATTGCCTTTAAATTCTGGTTTCATTAAATACACCCCTTTATAATAACCAAATCCATGCCAACCATGTAGCAAACAACAAATTCTTTCAGTTGGCGGTTTTGCGTAAAATTCTACTATGGTTTCATATGGAATAAAAATATTATATTTATCCATAATATCACCACTGCATCACTAAATGCCCATATAGTGGGCTGTTACTGTCCATGATAGTATCAAATTCCATGAAATCCCAACTTTCGGGGATACAAGCCATGAAATAACCATCATTCGACAATCCAAACATTACATATTTTACAATGCGAGATACAAGCTGTTGTAAATTCTCGTCAATCCATTTAGACAGTGCAGGAATTAGCTTATCAACATACTCGCCGTTTTTCACTTTTTCCAACTCGTCTTGTAGTTCTGCAACGTCTTTCTTGAGTTGTTCAATGTCTGCATCCCGTAACTCGTACTTGTCTTTTAGGTCTTTGACTTCCTCCAAAAGATATTTGATATAGTCAGCCATCTTACATAGCATTTCATAGTAAGACAAACTTTCATCATAAACAAGCGGTAAAATCTTCTGGCACCAAAAACCCAGCCTATCATAAATAGTTCCATTGCATGGGTACAAATTAAATCACCCCCATCAGTAAATCAGCATGAACAGGTCATGCAATTCATCTATTACCATCTTATCAATGTTTACAAGTGTTTCCCTGTATTTCATGACAAGCTCTGCAAAACTCTTATTACCTGTGTTTCCTGTTTTATGAATTTTGTCGGCTAGTGTGTGGTCTTTTGTGTCATCTAACCTTCTCTTGTCGTTCGACTGATTGTGATACTTTGTATCCGTGGTAGTAGTATCTTTTGTGGTTCTGTCAACCTCGGTTAAATCTGTGCCATAATCCACACCACCATAATTAGCTTGTGGAAAGTCACTACCTAGTGTACTCCCCTTATCTGTTGTGGTTGAGTTTCCCTTTAACCCTGTTGTACTGTCTATGTTGGTTGTTTTCGTTTCATCTGCCCCTTGTACATCCTTGGCTTTTCTATCAAGCGTTTCTGTGTACTCAATGTCCGTGAGTGGGTCATATTCCAGAACCGTACTCCTGTATAGGTCATTATAATAGGGCATGATTAAATTTAACCGTTCTTCTAGGGCTAATTTCCAAAGTCTAACCGTTTCGTAACAGATCTCTTTATTGAAATAGTGGAGCAGGATTTTACGGCAAAGCGTTCCTCTGTATTCCTCAGCCCATATAGGAAAATCAAAATCAAAAATTTTCGGAATGGCAATATCAATTTTTTCTGATATTGTTTTATATGGGTCGTCCTGACTAGCTTGTAGAATTAAAATTTTTACTTGTGTTGTGTAGTTACTCATTTTCTTCTACCTCGCTATATTCTGATTCAGGTTGGTTTACAAGCGTTACAACGTCACTTCTATATCTAACATTTATACTAGTGCCGAACAGCTTGTTAATACACTCAGCGGCTTTCCTGCGACTATCTAAGAACACATTTCTTTGTACTTCTACATTACCATAGTTCCCAACCGCTTCGGCTTCTACAACTCGTTCTTTCTTTTCTACGTTCATGTTTTCCACGCCGCAGAACGTCAAGAACTCGTTCCATACATTGTTAAACAATACATGAAGTTTATCCGATACAAAAGGTGCGTCCGTTCGCAGGGCTTGAATATCACCGATTTCAAGAGCATTATCACCAAAGATAAAGGGTTCGTTTCCGTCATATTTCAGATACAAGTTTTTCATTGTAAGCCGCTGAGATTCAGGAGATAGAATCATGACAGGCGTTTTCTGCGCTTTTACGTTTACATCTATTGCCCGTTGGATTTCATATAATCTACGTGCATACTGGCGAACAGTGAAGAAGGTAGGAACACGCATATAATTATTCCAAATCAGTACGGAATCCAGTCTGTTGCAATCCTTATTGTATCCGTTTGCACCATATGCAACCCAATGTACAGGGTCACCATATACATCCAGTTGCCCGGAAAGAGTAGTAGTTAATGCCAAGTCGCCTATGATTTCATCTCGCAGATAACAGGCAACGCCGTTATAAAACAAGGTCTTTTCTAAAAACCGTTCGTTTACAGTGTCGGGAATCCGCTCCCACTCAAATACATTCATGCAAATATTTGACATACGGCTTAAAATGTCATCATATGTTTCTCTGTTGATTTTTGCCGTATTTTCAAAACTTGCAAAACGTTTTTTACCCATCAATCTTCACCCCCTGTATAAGTTGTGCTGTTGTCCCTGTCATAATTTCCCACATCGCCATCATGCCACATGGTAACCCCGTTGTTAAACATCTGTTTAATTCTCGCCATATCTCCAAACGGCACAGACCCCGTTATTTTTACGTCAGCAGTCTTGATATAATTCCAATATGGACGAGTTTTATAATTTACGTTTTTCAGTCGGTCGATTTGGTACCCGTACATTGAAAAGAAGTTATCAATGATTCTGGCATATTCAAACTTTACACCAACGCGAATAAAATAGATGTCTTTCCGAAAACAAGCGGTGGTAATGCCCGATGTTTGGGACCCGTGAACCCTATTCGCTGACTTCGCTTGCTGTGACATTTCCAGTAGTGTGTTTGAAATCTGTGTTGCTCCACTTACAAACGCACCTGAATTTCCAAGGGCAACCCCCGCCCCGATATTGATTGCCCCGCCTAACGCAGATAGTGCCAAGCTGTTGCCGTTTTGCGCTAACCATGCTTTATACGTGTCTGTTACAAATGGAACTTGCGGGAAGTTTGTAAGCAATACGGCATTGTCTGGGTCTGCTAACTTTTTTAGGTGTCGAACAGGCATTGCCCACACTTCGGGGGATGGGGAGCGTAACGCATAAACAATAAATTCACAGTTTTCGTTGTCCGAAAAATCTTCATACCGCATAACCTGTTCTGTTCCCTCGATATTGCTTACAATCAAATAGTTGTATGGGTAAGTAAACAGCTTGTTATTTTTTGGTTTCCAACCGCTGAGTGTGTCATACTTTTTCGGGATATTCACGGTTTTACTCATAGGAACTTTACTATCATACCCGCCGCCGCTAAAGCCTTGCATATCGGGAAGCTCAACAATACTTATAATGTCATCGACACTAGTATCATTGATACCATCATTGTAATTTTTGATGGTGTTGCCCAACTCTGTTGCCCCGTCTTTATCAGCATTAGAATAATAGAACCGTGTAGCGTAAAACATACCGTCATACATGACCGGCTCAGGTGTAGAACCGTCTGCCCGTTTGCTAACAAACATATGCAAACGGTTTGTACCCTCTGACCCAATCGCCCTTGTGGGTTGTTGGTCTTGGGAAACAATTTCACCGATTTCCAAATTCTCCGGTATCGTATGAACCCCAATACCGTCATTGATAACGTGTTGACGCTCTACAAAACTGTTATGAATTGTAATATCAAATTGCCATGTTTGCCAAACGTCTAGCGAAAAATGTACTAAACAGTCATTGACATTGATAAAATCAATACTATCAATAAACGCATAAAACCACTTGTTTCCAAAGTTAGCGTTTTGGAACATGACATAATTACAATTATATAGGTTGTCGGCAGGCTTCGGAATCCTGATGGCATTCTGCATTCGTACAGGGGTTAAACCGCTAAAAGTGTATTTTGTTTTACCGTTAAAATAGTTATATTGAGTGCTAGCATCCGGAAAGTCTAGCTGGTCGGTATAACTGTTATCTATGGGAACCCCAGACAAAATTTTAACCACTGTGAGTGGTGTTCTTGGTTGAACATCCATTTATATTCCCCTTTACGGATTGATAGTAATTGTTGCTGCACCTGCTACTTCCGGATTTTGAATGGAAGTGGCTGTAACTGTGATTTCCTTCACATCTGTTACACCTGCGTTAGCTGTAAACAAACCGCTGTTAGTAATCTTACCGTCTGAACCTTCGGGAATCGACCATGTTACACCGTCAATATTCAAGCCACTACCATTTACAACTGCGGAAAGTTGAATAGACTGCCCTGGGGTTACTGTTGCAGTTGCAGGAGATACGACCACACCCGTCACAGTGCTTGCTTGTGTGGTAAATGCAACAGCGTTTTCAAACGGGGATACACTAAATGTTTTCCATGCATGAAGCATGAAGTTTTGATACAAGCCTTGTGGGTTATATACATCATTTGTATTCAGGTAGTTATCAAAAATCATGAACCATTCTCTATCTACAATGATTGCTGGAACGGTTTTCAAGAGTTCTTTCTCGCTCTCTGTAAGTGGAGTATAAGTTGGGTCATCCTTGAAAATTTCCGCAAGTCGTCTATCATCTGAACCTGTCAAATCATCAAACAATACACGCTGGCCCATAAATTGAACATACTCCAAATTGAAAGCATTTGCAAGCACATCTACACCAATCAGAGCATCAAACGCAGTACCGCAAAGTAACATCTGTTCGGATTTTGGTGTCAAGTTATGCACGCCTTGTTGATTGTACTTCGTTGACATGAAAGTGAGGTTATTGGAAAGTGTCTTGATTTCTCTAACAATATCTGTTGCATTTTCTTTTGTTACCGCAGGAATTTCAACAGGATAGAAAGCACCTCGAATAATGGCTCTTGCGGTCATATATTTCATTACAAGGAACTCGTCATAGTTTGCAGATGTGTATAACCGCTCAATGATTCTGTTAAGCAAATCATTTACACCGTCAAAAGAAAGAAAAGCCTGTCTGAGTTCCGGCTCGGAAACAGTTGTTTTATACATCTTTTGATAGTTCATAGTATGAAAAGCTGCTCTAACGTCTGGTTTTTCACGTTTGAAAAGTTCATTTTCTGCTCTGTCGGGGTTAAAATCTTCAATGTGGGCGAGGTTTACAAAAATTTCCTCGATGGTTTCACCATACTCCAAAAAGCCTTTTTTGAACATTGCCCATGGATTTTCATAGAATTTAGATTTAATCAGTGCCCGACCAATTCTATTAAACAATGTCGCCAAGAACGCATTGCGATTCGGAACATAGTCTAAAATCGCTCTACCTGCTTCGTGAAGGGTTTCCAAATTATTTGCATGGACAACCGGAACCATGTCCGCATATGTGCCGCCAATTTCTTCACGCACACCATTTAGAATCTGTGCGGACGTTGCTTTAATATTTTCGCTTGGTTGTGGAATTTTAGGCATTTTTATTCATCTCCTAACATTTCATCTAATGTAATAATTTCTTCTGTTGGTTCTTCTGTTGCCGTATCTTCAATCGTAGTTGTTTCTGTTTCGGGTTGTGTACCACCAAAGAACCTATTGATATAATTTGTTTTTAACTCGTTATATTTTGTTTCCCATTCGTTGGTTTCTTTTGCTCGTTCTGTAAACTCGTAGTTTTCACGTTCGCCGTCATAGCTTTCACCGTAACGGGACAAAATACCTTCCCGTTCGTCAAAATCATCACGGATTTTTTGGATGTCATCCATCATTGCCTCTGAAAGACCGCCAGTTTCAACAATTCTTTTTAGCACATTGTCAAAACCTGCTCTTGTAAATAGTGCCATATAATCACCACCTATAATATTTATTGTAAAGATAATATTTCTGCATAAAAGTTGACTTTTTCCGCCCTGTGGGTTGTGGGGTTGGCGGTGGGTTCGGGTCTACTGGAAAAATATCCTCGGGTAGGTAGATAAACCCCTGACAGATAGCCGAATCCCACCAAGACCAGTTGTCGACTTTTCGTAGTGTTTGCGTGTAGAAAAATGTCCCGCCGTATGCACTGTTAGACGTTGTAATGATTTTACCATCTTTACTGATTTTTTCAACAATTGCAACGTGTCCGCCTTGGCTTGTGTATGGTTCTGCATATCGAAAACAAATAATTGCCCCCAACTGCGGGACGCTACCATATTTATATACATTGTGAACTTTGTTGTAATCCCACCACGTATCGGCATTACCAAGACTTGTTGTTGGCTTTTCGTCTAGTATCTCGTAACGTCTACCCCACGCATAGCAAGTACAGTTTGGAAGCCCATAGCCTGCTTGATAAAATGGATTTTCGGAATAATAGTATTTGCTCCCTACAACACCATCATCATTTAGTCTTGGTGCGTAAACGTAACCACCTGTTAACGTATTATACCAATAACGGGCGTTCTGCCTGCGTTCTTCCAGTGCAACTACACCCGGGCGTTCATATTCATAACAAAAACATTCCGCTAAATATTCGGGGGATTCAGTGGACTTCTGATATTCACTCCACGTTAACGGGTAACTTGCTGTCGGATACCATTCTAAACCGCTTCGGTACTCGTATTGAATCCGTTCACATTGTGCCTTTATGTCACCAATATTGTATCCTTTTTTAGTTGCCCAGTTTGTAAAGTTTGTCGCTGGTGTCCACTGTACTAAACCATAACCGCCGCTGTAATTGCCCTCCTGCAAGCCTTCCCATAACCCCGGGTTCATAGTAGATTCGCGTTGCATATTGCCAAGCATTCCGCAAATAGCGTTTTTTGTCCATCCTAAAGCTGTGAAATAATTCATTATGTATTGTGCGTTGTCTTTTTGGTCTGCTACATCTAAATACACATTACTACTAATAATGCCCATTTCATCATCCTTTTGTTGCTAGCTTGCGATATAACGCATCTGGTGTGGGGTGACCGTCTAAATATTTCATAGTTCCATCTGATAAGTTAAATCTGGATTGTACTGCACTCCGATAGTTGGACTTTGTAAAGCCGTTCAATCCTTTTTCCTTGAAATACGGTAAGTAGTCACATTTTAAAGATTTATTAGTATCCACCTTTGTAGTAATACCATTAACCTTGCCACTGTCTGAATCTTGCCAGATAGACCAATTTGAAATACTAGGTGTAGATACCCCCCATTCTGCAACCCACAACGGAAATTTTTGCAATTCTTTTGATTTACTAAAGTATCGGTTATGATAATCAACATTTGTATAATTGCCACAATACCAACCGTTTTTATTCATATCACGAATGAACGTTAATGCGATTGAATTTACTGTATTTACATCAATTTTATACCCTAGTTCCTTTGCGTATCTCACGGAATCATACTCATAATCAAAAAAGACAGGTAACTCAAATTGTTTACCCTTTAAGCAATCTCTAAATACCTTTGCTTCTCTCAAAGCATCTTTTGAATTAACCGAATAACTAAACCAATAGGCCCCAAGTTTAATACCGTATTTTTTAGATTGCTCATAGTTATATTCAAATGTGCCGTCTTTTTGTGTTATGTCGTTTCCGTAGCCTGCCCGCAAAATTGCAAATCTAATTCCATCGCCTGACACCTTTTTCCAATCCACTTTCCCATTATGGACAGATACGTCAATTCCTTTATACATCAATGTTATCTTCCCCCATCTCTTTTTCCTTTTCTAGAACGTCTACAAGTTTCTGCATGACTAGGGTGTTGTTTGCTAGTGCTTGCGTAATGTCTACCATTTCTTGCCTATGCTCTTTTGTGATACTCTCAATCTGTGTTGTGGTTCTATCAAATAAATATTTGATGAACCAGACCGCCGCACCACACATCACAATAGGGAATCCTACTGTTCCGATAATGCTTACAATCTCATCTATTGTTATCACCCCCTTTTATTGTTATATGTTATTATACCATAATTTTGTTGATATTTCAACGTGTTAAAATTTTAACAATGTTTGTTACTATTTTGTCATTGTTTGCGTTTGTGCTGAGTGTAACAGTGCCAGTTGAGATAGAGTAAAATTGGCACTGTCG